GTTTCCATCTACCGATTGAATCATATATTTCAAACGAGTGGTTACATCAAATGATTTCTCACTCTTACCTTTGTATAATCTTTCTAACGCTTGGGTTTCTTTGGTAATTTCAGCCTCATCACCATGCGTTAGTAACTTAAATTCCAACTCTTTTCCAGATTTAGGAAGTTTGAATTTGTATCGGTTTTCACCATTTAACGAAGCTTCGTTGAAATCTTTAGTTTTAACTTTGGATAAATCAACAACTACTTGCTGAGGTTCTAATGTAAATGGGTCGGTTATCTCTACTTGGTAATCTGCACCATAACCCAATACTCTCGTTGCCAAAAGAATTGCGTTTTTATCACCAATGAAAATATCGTTGATGTTTACATTTGGTTCTACCACTACCGATTCGAAGAGTTTGTCTAAAACTACACCCTTTTTGATTAAGGATTGAGAAGCTAAGATATCTTCTTCTCTTGCAGTCATGTATTTAATTTCGATATTACCTTTTCTTAGGGGATGTCCTTCTGGATATACCAACCCCTTAGATGGTAAATCAATGATTTCCGTTGGAAAATCGAACTTTGTATCGCTCATAATAAACCTTTATTTGTTTGTATATATAAGTATATCAAAATAAAAAAGTTAAAAAAAAAGGTTCTCACATAGAGAACCTTCTTTTCAAATATAATAAATTGATTGTATTTTAGAATTCCAAAATAGCGTAATCGTATGCTAAAGTTAATTCAATTTCAGCAGGGTCATTAGAGGAGAAATCTAAATCACTAAAGTTAGCCGATGCAATGAATGCACCTTTTAACTTCCATTGCTCAATCTTATCACCAACAGGACCTAACATATAGAAATCGATATCCTTTTTGTAGAAATCAGCGTAGCCCTTTCTACCAGTTAAAGATTCGTATCCCAATCTCACCCATTCCATAACCTGTTGTGCTCCAGAAGGAACAATCGGGTCATACAATGTGATTGTGATATCCTGCCACTCACCCTTACCTTGCAATTTGCGGTAAGTGTTGATGTGGTCTAACTTCACAGTTTCGAAATTGATTGAAGGTCTTGCCGCTGTTTTGATTAAGTAAGATTGAATACCATCAATCTCCATAATATAGCGATTCTTCATCTTCGGTTCGAAGTTGGTGAAGAACATTTCGTTAAATTCTAATACTTCTGCCATTTTGTTATTTTCTCCTTTATATACTAATAAATATTAGTTTTTGTTATTTTTAATTATGCTGAGAACGATGCTCCAGTTGGTAAGATGTTGAAGTCAATTACAATGAATTCAGCGGTCTTAGTTGGTTGAAGGAAAATCTGTCCAGCTAAAATGTTTCTATCAACTACATCCGGTGTGTTATTGGTTTCATCCATTACCACTTTGAATGCGTATAAACCTTGTCTTTGTTGGATACCCTCTAAGTAAGGTTGTACGGTATTGATGAATTTACCTCTTGTCTGAGCGGTGTTTTGTTCGAACACTAAGAATCTAGAAGTAGATGCTACGAACTTCTTAACAGTGATTAACAATCTTCTTACATTGATTCTATCCAATGCTGATGATTTATCTTGCAATGTTTTCTGTCCAAATGCCACAATACCTTGACCAGGGAATGCTGCGATTGGGTTTACTTTGTTTTCGTATAAAGTATCTCTTTCAGAGTGTGTCAATCTATTAAGAACTGAAACTGCTCCTACGATACCACCTCTATTCAAACCAGCAGGTGCGAACCATTCAGCTGCGATAGCGTCATTTGCTGCGAATACAGCTGGCATCAATACTGATGGTGGAACAGTTACTAATTTGTTAGTGTTCGTATCAACTGTCTTAACCCAAGGGTAATAAGTTGCTGCGTAGTTTGAATCAACTGCGGTTGCCTGTGTGGTTGCCTCAGCGATTGTATCATCGAAATCGTTGAAATCAGCGATGTAGAATGCATCTTGTCTATCTTCAACAACATCAATTGCTTTTGTAGTTACTGATGGGTGTAAGCTTCTTACGATACCTGGAGTTACCAACATATTGATATCCCACTCATCAGGATTAGAAATTGCGTTTAATGCTTTAGTGTATGCTACTGAACCACTAGCGGTTGCTGAAGAACAATTGAATCCTTGCGTATTTGCTACTCCCCAATCGTTATCACCAGCTTTAGCGATTCTAATTGCTGGAGATTGTCCATCGAATCCACTTTGGAATGCTAATGAGAATTGTCTCTTAACCATATCCGATGAATCTGAACCACTCATTTGGTAAGAAAGTTGAGAATCAAATCCGAAGTCCACATTTGAACCAGTAGATGCGTTGTTAGGAAGTGGTGCCAAATAATTAGCGTTATCCAATTTAACACCAGCGGTTTCGAAATCGAAACCAGCGTAGTAGATTGGAGAACCAGCAGTATTACCAGAAGATGCTGTTTGATAAACAACAGCTGGTACTAAAGTTTCAGTTCCACCTACATAAATTGGGTTAGTGTATGCTCCATGAGCGAAAGGTGCTGCTGATACAGGATATTGTCCCTGTGCTACAACTTCTACTCTTACATATTTTGAGTTATTTACCCAATCACCATTTTCAGTAATTTTACCATTTGAATCGATAGTTAAATATCTATCACCGATTCTTCTAGCGATAAAGTTTGGAGATGATGGGTCTAAGTTTACATTATTAAATGTTTCCAATACTGATTTTCTTTTATCAGTATCAGCGAATGAACGAATTGTTACAGAGAAAGTTGAGTAGTCAGTACCACCATCTTCACCTGCTGCTTTTACATTGGAGATTGAAACCTTAAATCTAGTGTTCTCATTGTTACCATATCCTAAAGTGTGGAAACGGAACAAATCAAATCTTTCGTTAGAGATAAGTTGTGATTTTACATATGGAGTAGTTGCGTAAGATGCATCACCGAATTCTTGAGTTGCAAGTGTAACAGCTGAAACATCTAATCCCCAACCATTTGTATCATCGTGGTCAGCTACTGATTGAGATGCTACATTCTCAAAGAATGAATAAACATATCCGTGCTTAGAACCAAATGGTGATTCACCAAATACATCAGCTACATCATTATTGTCAGCTGGTTTGATAGATGAAGATACTTCACCGATTCCACTACCACTAACAACAAACGAACCAGAAGCAGTTCCATCGGTAATGGTGAATGCACCAAAACCAACTTCTTCATCACCAGCTGCGGTTGAATGTAGAGTTGATACTAATTTATAACCAGTAGAACCAGAAACTGCGATACCAATTGGTGTTACTTGAGAGTAACCACCTACATTCATTACTCTAACAACAGTAACAGTACCAGCTTCTCTAAGATAGTTTTGTACTGCATACTCCGTATAGTAAGTTCCATCAGGTGTTCCAAATTTGTCCTCAAATTCAGATTGTGTTCTAATGATTGTTGGAACGAATGCTGGTCCTTTTTTGAAAGGTCCTACGATTGCTGCTCCTATTTCTCCGATTCCCTGAGCCAAGAATGAAAGGTCATTTTCTCTTGTGAATACTCCAGGTGATACAATTCTTTCTGCCATATTATTTTTTCTCCAATAAGTTTTTTTTGACTAAAATATCAAATACACATATAAATATAAAGAAAATCCCCAAAAGATAATTTTAGATTTTTTCTTTTAAGTATTATAAATAAATATCACATTTATTTCATTAACGATTTAATCATCTCTTTCAACTCATCAATTTGTTGTTGTTGTGATTTAATTAATTCGTTTTGCTCTTTAATACCCTCAACCAACAATGGAACAATCTTATCGTAGTTTACAGTTAAGTAGTTTTCGCCAGATTTAGAACCGATTGGTTGTTCATTCTCATCGAACAATGTATCGAATGGTGCAATCGTTACAACTTCAGGAAGTATGCTTTGAACTTCTTGTGCCGATAAACCGACTTGTTGCTTCTCATTTGTATATCCAACTGATTTTGCTAAATCGTTATTAACATAGTAGAATCCATTTAATTTGGTGATTTTATCCAATGCATTCTCAATGTTACCCAACTTAGTTTTTAATCTTTCATCGGAGTAGTATGCGATAATATCACTTTGTGCGTAAATCCAGTTGTAAGAATAAACATAATCATAGTTTGTTCTATACATTCTAGAAGTATTGTTACCATCCCAATAGTAT